GTTCAGCTAATGTTATTAGTTCTGTATTTAAAGTAATATGTTTAATAGCTTCATCTAATGCAGAGTTAGTAGATGCTATCATATAATTCCCATTAACGCAAACTAATGTGGGTGTCCAGTATTTTACATCTTTGTAATACTCTTGTTGACTTAATATTTTTTTAACATTATCGCTATATCTAATTTCATTAAAAAATGTTCCGGTCATGCGTAATGCTAGCTTTAATGAGAAGGTACTCAAATCAGCGATATAGTATTTATTTGTATTATCCCATACAAAACTAGATTGACTAAGTGACCTGAACGCTGTAATAAATGCTTTATTGTAGGGTGTTTTAAGAATGATATTATCATCTACAATACCTATATGAGCGGATGTATATTCATCAGTAGTTTCTACTACAAGTATTTTCCAAGGCAGGTTTGATAACTCCTTAATAAACATTTGATTTTTTACAAATTGACGTTCATATTTTTCAATAAGTTTATCAACTAAATTTGATTGATTACTAGTTATCCGATTTTTAACTAAAATAATTTTCTCAAGGTTTTGTAGGAACCTAATATCATACCTACTTAATCTTAAGTTGGTAATCATAAAATACACTAACTGTTCTTTGTTATTCAATTCAACCATTCTATAATTATACAACAACTAAAACAAAAATCAATAAAAAAGGAGAGACCGAAGTCTCTCAAAAGTGATTAACGAAGGAACGAAAAACTCTTAACGAAACGGACTTATTGTCATTGCCGTTACGCACACTGCAGGGGTTATGCCGATTTCATGCAAGTTGTCTTTGCAAGGTTCTGCCAATTGCTAGGACTGATCTTAACCAAGTCTGCAATCTTCAAACACATACGCAAGGACACTTCACGCAATTTAGTATGATTGTCCCACATGAAGTTAATCACAGTTTGTGATTGTTCTTCAGAAAAATCATAATCTTTGAACAAGCCACCATCAGCATCACGATGTACTTGCTTGATACGCAACATCTTGTCACGATCACCGTCAATAGTCAGGTCCAGAAAGTGACAACGAGACTGCAATGCTTCTAAGTGATCCTGCAATTTCTTAGATTTGAGATTGCCGAATTTCAAGTTAGTGATAAAGATAGCACTACCATTGAAGTTGAAAGTATTCGGGATACCTTCTTCACGCAACAAGCGTGAATCACTATTCCAGCAAATTCTACGAGTCTTGCCTGAATCAAGTGCGGCCTTAAGAATGTTCAAACTTAAGTCATCAGTAAAAACTGAATCGCAATCATCAAAAATTAACACATTCTTTGTGTCAGAATATTTGTACAGTTGAGTATACAAACCCAATGCTGTCATAGCACCTTTAACAATTTGAAAACGCACACGTTTGCCTGCAAGCTTGTCAAACATGCTTGCTTTCTCCATTTGTGTCTCAACACCATAAGATTTGCCGACACCAGGCGGGCCTGAAACAATCATAGCACGTATATCACCATTGATACAAGCACGTGACATTTCATCAAGGACCTCAAAACGTGTAGCAATACGGTCCATTGCTTCTTGTTCTGTTTCTTTAACTGCTTCTTTCTTAAACTCTACTACAGCATTAGCCATAACTTTATCTCCATTTAAAAATTCAATATTATCAATCGTATCTACTAAGATTTTAATCTCAGCACTACGACCCGGGAACTGACCATCATTTTTAACAGTCACATAACTACCTTTTTTACTTGTCTGAAAACCCTTGACAAGTGTAAACACTTCACACGTAACTGCTTCATTGCGATATGAACCTGACAAAATACGAACTGTAGACATAGCTTCTCCTGTGTGTTAATCAATACAAGTATTATAGCATGAATGCCATTTATTGTCAAATTACGCTACCTTGCGAAAATACATATAGGGCAAGCCCAATGTATAACATAAGTACTCATCATCACCCTGAGTGTCCTCAGCTTCGTGGATCCAACGCATTGCTGTTGCACGATCCCTAGCACCTGATAAGATCAGGGCATCTACCCTTTTCTCAAAAGAGAAAACAGCATTTTGTTGCGCCACATTACGGACCTTTTCTTCACGGTCAATGATCTCACCCAACTCTTTGAACTCAGCTAGGAAGTCTGCTTCTGTCCAAGCAGAAGTATCAATACCTCGGGGACGAATGCCAAAAGCATCTTTATACATATCCCAGTAGATACTGGCATACTGCTCTAAAGTTGTCAACTCTTCCCAAGATTTGAATTCTGTAGTCATTTCGTAGTCCTCTTCTTTACTGTCTAAGATTCTATTATAGCGCCAAATCCATTTATTGTCAAATTTTGGCTATCAAACTAGCGTGGATTTCGTTCATTTCCGACTGTTCCACGTAAAAATCTGACCTAGGATCGTAGTATTGGCCTTCTTTGTTGTCATAATACAACACTCTTCCGGAGAAATTGAACGGTCCTTCTAGTCCGTTACGCGGACCATACTTTGTACGCATTTCGTCCATCTGATACTTGTCAGCAACAACTTTGTAACTCATAAGACCCTTTCAACTGAATAAGACTCTATTATAGACCCAAATTGATTTATTGTCAAATTTGGGTCTGTTGTTTTTATACAACTTCGTTTACAGTATAGTTATAGCGCACATAACTTACGTCACGGGAACCACCATAACCACAAAATACACGACTGTTTTCTACCAAAGTAGCACGACCGGCACGTGACATATCACGGGCTAATATGTACCAGTTAGAGCCTTCTACTCGGCGAGAATAACCATTTGCATTCATCATTTCTAGTACATCAAAAGTAAAACTACGCATTTTTTTCTCCTTTTATTTAATATACTCATAGTATAGCAGGAAATCCATTTATTGTCAAATTTAGGCTACTGACCAATTTAGTAACTGAAAGTATTGTAATTCATCATACTTTTTAGGGTAGCACGTAGCTTCAATACGTAATGGACCATTAGTAAAAATCTTATCCCAAATATGCTTTAACGGGTTCTTTGGTTCAATTGTAATCAAATGAGCATTGTCATTACTATCCTTTAACCAATATTCAAAATGTTTTACACGTTTGTTAGTTTTGTAAAAACTTGTAACAGGAGTTAGAGTAGTGATTTTTTTATGATTATCTAGTTTATTGAAATTATTTATTTCTAAATTAACTTCTCTTTTGAACTGGTCAAATTGAACATCATATTCATAGAATTCAGGCAATCTATAAATAAGAGGTAACAGTTCTTCTGTGATTTTTTTACCATCACCATGAATAAATTTATTTAGGTCTTGTCTATAGGCAGACAACTTAACACTTTTAAGAGTCCATAACATAATTTTTTTGCTGAAATAATCTCTTATCTCATTAGCACGAATCCTATCAGGTTCTTCTATCTTTCTGAACAAGTTATCATCTAACAATGTAGTAATACCAGTTTGTATTGATTCATTTTTTGTATCACGCAATCGTTTCCATGCAACACTTAATGCTAATATATCTTCAGTGGCTTCTATTACTTCATAACGTTTTACATAGTCACTTCTATTAATATTTTTGAATAGGTTATTAAGATAAGTGTCATCCAACGTAATAGATGAGTTATGTGATAATGAATTTATAGATAACGGGCTTATAGAGTGTGGACTGATAGAATTCATTCCACTACCGCCTCCGGTTCCAGTCAATGTTATTGTGTTATTACTGTATGTATTGTTATTCAATTCGTATATCCTCCATACCTGCTGTGCGTAGACGCACAATATGTCCCATCTGCCATTGTTTAGCTTCAAGACCCTTCATTATACCTAACCAACGATTTCTGAGCAACGCTACCTCATTGATAAGAGTTTCAAAGTCAACTACTTCATCTTCACCGTCGACATACTTTTCAGCATCACGGCTTGTCAATGCTCTATTATATGCTTCTAAGTATTTTTGAAAATGTTTTCGGCGAATTTTCCGTAATTGAATGTTAAGATAGTTTAATACCGCTTCTATCTCTTGTAGTTGATTAAATCGATGTTCTGTTATTCCGGGTAATGCGGCAATGTTCTTTTCAAGATTGCCGTATACCTTTACATCACTTTTTGCCGAAATTATTTCAAGGTCGTAATGAGAAATAAAATCGGGTATCACAACTAAATTTGTTGTGATCCGTGTATACCAATTTGACATTTAGTTCCAATCGTCTTGGTCTTCGTCTTCATCATATTCTTCGTATTCTTCGGCATCATGTTGTTCAGCATAACCTTTCAATGCACTAAGCATTTCCTTGTCACCTTTAAACGCATCTTTGATATCGTCGGTTTCGTAGTTGTTGTCAATCAATAAATTGATTAATGTATCTGCGGCATCACTACGGTCATTCAAATCAATGTGTGTGCGTAATGCATCCCAAACTTCAGCAACAAAATCTAAACTCATTCTGTACCCTCCTCCTCAGGTGTTACAGTACTTATCTTTGATGATGATTTTTGACTATACTCACTCATTACTATATCCAAGCAACCGTCAGTATTAGCTTCCCATCCTTTACGAAACTTCTTAATGATTTCACCTTCAAGTGTTGTATATACTAAACTGTTACCTTCTTTCTTAACAAGTTCAGCCTTCTCAATCATATCTAACAGACCCGAGTAAGGGCTCATACCTGATTCATAAGGAATCTTAACTTGAACACTTTCAAATGGTTTTGCATAACGAGTTTTCATAATCTTACATGCCGCACGAATGCCTCGAACTTCACTAATCTTATTACCATCTTCATCTTCTTTAAGTTTCAATTTTTTCATAGCAACTACAATGGAGCTTGCGTAAACAAAACCTTGACCACCTGAAATTTTATCATCAGGATCAAACATATCTTGTGAAGCATATGTGTGATTAGTAGCAACTAGGCCAATGCCCAGTGAACCAAACATATTAACACAGTTACGAACAAGTGCTGTTAGTGCCTTAGGCTTACGACCCATGTCACCTTTCATATCACCTGCTTCAAACTGATTAACGTCTGTAGGAGTTAATAACATACCTAATGAATCAACTACAAACAATACCTTAGGACGATCTGTCTCCGGTAGTGTTTTATAATCTTTAACAAACATAGAAATAGTTTTTCCTACTTCGTCAATCATTGCCATGTTTAGTTTTAATAGTTTATTTTCTTCTGTAGATACACCAAGTGCGTGTAACCATGCTTCGTCAAGGGCATTCTCAGAGTCAACTAAGACTACAAAGATTCCTTGTTCTTGTGCGTGTCTGACAAGGTTTCCTGAACAGATGAACGATTTTCCTGCGCCTGACTCTCCGGCAAAGACAGTAACTTTACCAAGAGGTACGCCTTTATTAAAGTCGCCGCTAATGAGATAATTGAGAGCATAATTTCCTGTCGAGATCCAATCAGTAGGATCGTTAAATCCTATTGATAGACCTTCAATACTTTTTGTAATATCTTTTCTAAATTTTGAGATATCGAAGGGCTTAGCCATGAGTTTTTCCTTTTCTTTATTTTGCGTGTACACCATTAGTATATACGCTGAATGTTTGTTTGTCTAGTATATCTGGACATTTTTCTGCGATAGATTCTAATTCCCAATCATTTGGATAATGACGTAATGCACCCCTCGCCCTATCTCTAATGATACTAGGGACACGAGGTGTTTTACCTGGATCGCATAATTCTTCCAATAGTTTTTTACCTTGCTTTATGGCGCGGTATCTTTCGTCTGGTAATGTCATGGAGTTCTCCTTAGGTAGGGAGCAGATGCTCCCTATTACCTTTTAAGACTTGTTTTGTCTAGCACGAATCATTGCTAGAATGTCTTGTGCTTTGTCACTTGAAGGTTGTGCTGTTGGAATCTTAATAGATTCTGCGGCTGCTACAGCATCATCTTCCCATGGTGCTGAAGTTTCTGCTACGGGGGCGGTTGCGGGTGCTCTAGTTTCAGTAGTAGCTGTTTGTTTTTCCGCGGTTGCTCCTGCAGGTGCTTCTAGTCCCCAAGGACGATAGTAACTACCCCAACGCTCTAAGTCATATGGTTGACCGTCTACACTTGCGTCAAACATTTCTTTGATTATACGCAACTCTGCTTCGCCGGGACGCTTTGGCAAGAACTCTGCCAAATTGTACAAACCATGTGCTTCAATAGCGGCTTGTTCTGCCTCAGTCAATGCTGACTCTTTACGTGCCCAATTACTTGTTGAGTAATCAGCATAGCCACCTTTACTTGTTTTCTTAATATTTAAATCAAGACCACGCATAAAGTCTGTTGGCAATTCTTCCATCTCAGGATCCATCAAACTTGCTTTAATGATTGTAAAGATTTGTGGACTAATAATGAATCTACGAATTGGGTTAGCCGGTGTCTTGTCATCACCAATTGGGTTCTGACGAACAAAACCTTGAAACAAATAACTGCGTTTCTTCCAGTATTTGTTTGCTAACTCTTTCAATGTTTCATCTTTATACCAAGGACGAACCTCAGTTAAGATTGGGCATTGTGCTTTTGGATCATACATCTCA